TTGTTGCAGATCAGGAGATCAATATGGTTGCCTGTTTAGTTGAACTCATGATGAGGTGTGAATTTAAATGATCGAGTTGAAAGATTGGTTAAATTCAATAAATCAGAAAAAATCAAATATAATAATGGAAGATCCCCTCAATGAGAAATCTTATCTTCCATTTATAGTAAATAAATGTTTATCATATTTTCCTGATACTCTGTTTCATTCTAATAAAATGAATACTATTTCTTATGTAAATAAGAAAATGCAGTACGATTATCTATTAAATAAGATTACAAAGAAATCTAGATTTAGTAAATGGCACAAAGAAGAAGAAAATAGTAGAATTGCTATAATTAAACAGTATTATGGATATTCTACCGAAAAAGCTAAACAGGTTTCTAACTTGTTTACCAAGGAACAAGAGGATATAATGAAACAGGCACTTCAAATAGGCGGTCAAAAATCCATAAAACATAAATAATATTATGTTTTATGGAGAAAAAAATGGAAGATGATATTTTTGAGGGTTTGGGCGTGGAAATTTTGTTAAAGACAAAAGAAGATTTCTTAAAAGTTAAAGAAACCTTGACAAGATTGGGAGTTTCTTCTAAAAAAGAGAAGAAGCTATATCAATCTTGTCATATTTTACATAAACGAGGTAGATATGCCATTATGCATTTCAAAGAAATGTTTATATTGGATGATCTAGAAAACAATATAACTCGTGAAGATTTGCAAAGAAGAAATACAATAGTTAAATTATTGGTTGATTGGGGATTGGTAGAAGCAATAGATTCGGATAGATATTCTGATCAAATCAGTCTTGCTAGAATTAAAATTCTACCCCACAAGGAAAAATGTGAATGGGAATTGATACCTAAATACCATGTAGGTAAGTAGTATTGGAGATTTTTTATTATGAACAAAATGCAAGCGTTTGGTGCTGGTTTTCCTTTAGAATTTTCATCTTGCTCAAATATAAAGCCAAAGTTATTTGAGTGGTCAGCAGACTCACAAGATATTCGTGTTTTTATTGATTCTGCCATTCCAACTGGATTGACTGTTGGTAAGAATAAATCAACAGATAAGAAAATAGCTTGGGTATGTGAATCTAGAGCTATTTTTCATTTAATGTATCCAAAAGATATGTGGGAAAAGAATCTTTCGATCCTGTGTGAGTCTTATGATGAAATTTATGTAACTGATCGACAATGGTGTTCTCATTCTGATAAGATAAAATTTGCCTTTGCGGGTAGCAATCTACCTTGGATTCCCATTGTGGATAAAATACCAGAGAAGACTAAATTGGTTTCTATGGTTGCATCTCCCAAGAAGATGACCTTTGGCCACCATATTCGCCATATTATGGCTGAAAAATATAAAAATAATATTGATTTATATGGTGGTGCATCTGGTTCTCCTCGTGTAGGTTTTGGCCAACAACCTTGGCCAGACAAGACGGAGACTCTTCTTCCATATATGTTTCACATCGTAATAGAGAATGATAAGTATGAAACTTACTTCACCGAAAAGATAACTGATTGTTTTGCATCTGGAACTATTCCTGTATATTGGGGAGCACCTGATATTGGTAAGTATTTCAATATGAATGGTATAATTCAGCTTACACCAGAATTTGATATTTCTGCATTAACGCCTGAATTATATTATTCTAAATTAGCAGCAGTCAATGATAATCTAAATAGGGTCAGAAATCTAGAAACAGCAGATGATATTCTGTATAGACTTATTACTAAGCAATGATCGTTCTTGCACACATAAATGCAAAAGGTAATGCTGGTTATGATAAACAAATTTCATTCCTTCAATGGTCGATGAAAAAATATAAAATACCTGCACAACTCATAGTAGTTTATGGAGAAGCTAAAAACGAGTATGCTATATTGAAACGAAAGAGCGAGTCTAATAGATTATATGCTATTTCTGATTATATCAAAAAAAGAAATCTGTTGAAAGAAGATATAATGATATTAGATCCTGACACTATATTTGTAAAATCAATGGATCAAAGTAAATATAGTCTATCAGAAGGAACTATAAGAACTCAAGAATATAGTCGTTATATTGATATGTTTCCAGAACATAAAGGTATAGCAGAGAGTGTATTCGGAACAAACATTAAATCAGCAGTATGTCCATTTATAGGAAAAGGAAAAACCATATCAGATTTATTCGATTATAGTCTATATGCTCTGATGGGTTATTATAGTAAAAATTTAAAATCACAATGGGAATCTGGAATGTATGCTATTGGTGCAGCAATGGTTAAAGGAAATTTTAATATAATTGCTGAAAATTTTTGGCCAGTTGCTAATTTTCATGAAAGTGATTTCAAGGAAAATGGTTATGATGGTATTCATTACGGATTTGAGATTCAATTAAAGAATAAAAAGTCATTTAAAAAATGGGATTCTTTTTCTTCATTTGACTCAGAACCTATTGATAATAAACAACATGTTTCGTGTAAATTTATAGAACATTTGAAGGAATTTGAAAAGAGCAGAATATGAAAACAGAATTGATTTCTTTTTATTCGGATATAGATGATAACACTTATTATAGTGATCATGCAAAGCGTCTTAAGGTACAATGTGATTCATTGAATATTCCAACTGATTTTAGGCATTTAGATTCATTAAATGATTATCGTCTTAATTGTTTGAGGAAACCAAAATTCATTCTATCAGTACTAGAAGAAAAGAAAAAACCAATTGTATGGATGGATATTGATACAGAAATTCATAAAGAATTGGTAGTATTTGATACTATTGTTGAAGGTCCTGGTGATATTGGATTTGCATATACTGCAATGAATAGAGAACAACTTAATCCTCTTGCACCAAAGGCTTCTCCAATTTTTCTTAAGTATAATGAAATTGTGCTTGAGTTTATGAATATGTGGATAGATGAATGTCAGAAAAGTATTGATAGAAATGAAACATTTTTTGATCATGAAATTCTTCTTTTTAGAGTTTTGCCATTTATGCAAAAGAAAATTAAAATTGCATGTCTACCAATTGAATATTGCGTCTGGCCTGGTAGATGTCCGTCTGGAATTGAACCATACATAACTATGGGAATTGCTGGTGGAAAGTCGAAAGAAGATAATCTCAGAAAACTATCTACGATTACCAATATGAGTGAACATGATATACTTTTTAATTTGAATAAGGTTTAATATGAAATATAAAGCGACTATTAGAAATGCAGATTATTTTGGTTTTGATCCCATTGAGTTTGATTTTCCCTGTACCATTGATTTTACTAGATTTGGTAATACAGTTACTCCAGTTACAAACATATTAATAAGTACACATGTTGAATTTGATGACATGAGTACTTATAAAGTATTCGTATGTTCAAATGAACCATCTACTTCTATCAATAGAGAACATAATAGATCAATTATTCTCAATGCATTTCAATATGATATGATATTAACTACTGAGGAAGAAGTAATAGATCAATGTGACAATGCATATTTCTTTCCTTATGGTGGAACATGGCTGAATAAAAAGAAAGATAGACATCCAGACTCTCTTGGTGAGTTTGATGAATCTATATTAGATCAAGTCAAAGATAAACAGTTTAATATTTCTTTTCTGACCACAAGTCATTTAGGTAAATCTGGATATACTCTTCGTCAGCAAATTTGGAATAATAAAGATAAAATTAAAGTTCCTACTTTATTCTATTCTAGTACACGATTTAAAACTAATTCTAATTCTTGTGTAGGTATGGGAAAGTTTTCTGACACCTTACACGATGGACTTTTACCCAATGATGATAAGATTAATTTATTTAAATCACATTTCAGCATTGCAGTAGAAAGTAGCAGAGAAAATTCATATTTTACTGAAAAGTTGATTGACTGCTTATTGACAAAAACCGTTCCAATTTATTGGGGATGTCCTAACATTGGAGAATTGGGTTTTGATTCTCGTGGTATTATACATTTTAAGTCATTCAATGAAATGATGGAAAAGATCAATCAAATTGATGAAAATACTTATGAGAATATGAAACCATATATCGAACATAATTACAATGTTGCAAAGGAATATGGCCGTTCATTTTTTACAAGAATACAAGAAATAGTAAATAAGAATTATAACTTGCAAAAAGACAATACTAATATGTTATGGACTATTGGTATCTTGACTCTTCCCCACAGAAAACAATTTTTAGATAAATTACTTTGGTTATTGAATCATACTATGCCTTATGGATATAAACATAGAATAGAAATTATGATCAATGAGGACGATGGCACAAAGACTGTAGGACAAAAGAGAAATGAAATTCTAGATACAGCTAAAGGTAAATATGTATCCTTTATTGATGATGATGATCTTGT